ACTTGTGTAACTTGTGTTGGGTCTGTTGGATTATGAAAACCCAACGCAGATCCCACCTTTCTTGTGTCTTGTTACATTTTGCGGCACCCCTTGACACAGAGAGGGATTTATGGTAATTAACAGATCTCTTTAAGAAGTATTACAGAGTAATATTAAATATCTTAATACTACTAATATACTTCTAGGGTAAGGTAAGGAGTTACCTATAAATAACTGCCTTACCACCCTTGAGTTTCACTTATGATTTTAATTACTATGTAATTAGTTATTTTTGTTTTGATTATAGTGTTTATGGTTTGTCGCTATAATTGTATCCATAGGATCCCCCTCCTTGGTACCTCCCCGAAACAAACCATAGACTTTAACCCCCAGGCTTCCCCAACAGCACTGGGGGTTTTTTTCCAAAATATATTATATCCCCCCTCTGGGACTCCTAGGCACAAAAGTGAAAAATAAAGGGTACAAGGTCGGCACAATGTGATCGAGAAAAGGGTTTGACTTTGAAAAAACAGGGACTTCGTTTGAGGAGATTACTCTGTTTACCCACGCTAGTTCCATAAAAATATATAGATATTGGTGGTAGGTGGCTTAATATCCCCATTTTAAAAAATGGTATTCATTTTAAAAATCTATTTTTTAAGTGGTTAAGGAAAAAAGCCCGCAGGCTTTTTTTTGGAATAACTAAAAGAAAATTAAATAAATATTAATAATCTATTAACAAATTAACATTTAACTGATACTATTTGATCATGGAATAGAAATAATTCTATTTCATACTGTCAATTTTTTGACGGTTTATATTAAAACTTAATATTATAAGGATATAAATATTATGAGTGAAGTAAATACAATTAAATCTAATTTAGATAATCTAGGAAATTCTTTGCAAAGTTTTGTTAGGGAAGAAAATAAACTAGGTACCTCAATTCTTCATTATATGAATGATAGTGGAGTTATGGGTCTAGGAATTAGTAACTTAAATAATGTTGTTGAAAAAAGCGAAAAAAAGAGTTTTACAGTCTGGACTTTTTCAAGTGAGGAAAAAACCCTAAGTCAAAAGAAAGTTAAGAAGATCAATGGAAATGACATTGTTAGAACCCAACTATTAGGAAAAAATCCTGACATTACTTTGTGGCATTTGGTCAATAAGTCTTTAACCATTATTAATAATTATCTATTTGTTAATAGTGAAACTCTAGATACTTTTAATCCTCTAGATAGTTATAGAGAAGATAATGGGGAGTTTACGGAAATAGGATTAAATTCTCTAAAAGAAGCTTCCTCTAATGATAAGAAAGAATATAAGCCAGAACAAAGTGACGAGGAAAAGGCAAAACTAGATAAAGAGAAGCAGGAAAAATGGATTGAGAATTTTAATACTAAACTTGATTTCTTAAGAAGTGAAAGTCTAGAAAGAGGACTTAATGAAGAATGGTTCAAAATTAGTCTAGAAGAATATACCTCTAGTCTTATAGGTGAGTTTCCAAAGGTCGAGGATAAAAGCGAAGACAAAAAATCTGCTTAATTCTTAACTGATAAACTTTTAAAGGGTAGCTTAATTGCTACCCTTTTTTTTTGCTTAAAATTAATTAGTGTTTAAATCCATTTTAAGACGTTTTAAGAGGGTTTTTAATTTTGTAGTAGTGTAAGAGCCTAAGAGCTTAATCCAAGCCCTAACAAGCCTTAAAACTAAGTATAAACTAAGTATTAAAATTAATTCTAATTATCTTTTATTATCCTAGTATTTCCAAGGATTTTTTTTGATTTTGATTTTCATATTATGAGTATAACTAAATTACATGATGGACTCACACTCTATAGTCTATACATGATGCATATATATAATATATTTTCCTGATACCTTTTAGCTGGGTCACCCAATTTTGACCTCACAAGTTTATTTTCTGCAAGGCTGCCCAGCCACACACTAAAAGTTTTTTTTCGGGTTCTATATACATATTAATATTTATATGTTATAATAATATTATAATAGGACAGTACAATATAGAATTATTATTTCACTAAGGAGTTAGAAAAAAAAGCCCGCAGGCTTTTTTCTGGAGGAACAAACAAGATGGAACAGTGGTGGAAAGAGGAAGAAAAGGGAAACAAGTTTACTAATGTACATACACAGGTAGTAAACGGTGTTGTTGTTACAACTTATGGCAGGGCTAACCAGAACATGACTCACTTAGCAAGTCAGCGATCAATACCTCGTAATGATAAAGAGATGAGCAGAAAGCAAGCCATTGCCATGAGGATAATACAATTACAAAACGAGGCAAGGCAGAGGTTGAGAAAAAAGCATGGCAAGTAATCCAAACGTAGGACACAAGGTTATATATGACCGAGACAATGCCATCAGGATATCAGGTGTTGCTCACTACCTCGACAAGTTTTCTGTTCAGCGAAGGCTGGAGGGGTCATGCAAAATCTATGTTTACATGATCACGACAAGGCGAGGTAAACGCCTTCTCTTTTACTCGACCATCAAACCATTGGAATGTGCATCTAAATACTATGTTGATGTTGAAGTGTTCATGAAGATCAACAAGGAAACAAATAAACCTGTACTAGACAGTAAGGAAGGTATACCTAAATGCATGGACGCTACGTGTCTATCTAAAAATGCAGGAGCGGTAGACCTTGCCCTGTTTTATACAAGAGCTAAAACTAACAGTAGGAAAGGAGATCAAAAGCTATCAGGTATCTACAAGTTTGATGCCTGTATTACATAGATAATACCAGACGTCTATGCACCATGAGCCAAGCTCCCCGTCAGGGTTGGGTGCCGACTAGGTATTATTGTTTAGTGCCACTTGGATACCATTTATCGAGGTCGCTTTTAATTTCACGTTCAAGCTCCTCCTCCGATAGAGGTTCTTCCTTTGTGACTACACGCTCAGTGTACAGACCTATTGTCTGACCGAGCAGCTGGAGTGCCTTGAGTTTGTTAGGTGATGCTTCTTCTTCACTGAAGGACATCTGACTTAACTCTCTCACAATGTCTTCTTTCAGCTTCTCTTCCCTAGACATGGCTCTGAGTTTCTGTGCGTTCTGAGTACGCTCCCTTTGTTCCTTGAGAGCGTTAATCTTATTCACAATATCTGGATGCGTTGCCAGTTTGGATGCGTTCACATATGACTTCTGATCATATGCACCTGTACTGGTTTTATGCACAGAGTATCCTGCCTTCTCATAACACTCAGTTATTGTAGCTGATGTGTCAGAAGCAATAAGTTTTGCAAAGGTTTCCATACGAGGTGTCATGAATTTTACATAGCACACCACCCCCCAGCTTTCAAGTACCATGACTTCATAAAAAAAGCCCGCAGGCTTTTTTCTGTGAGGTCTTGGCTCGTGAGAGCATTTCATCAACAGCATATGAGGAGAGATTATATGCAAGTAAAAAGATACACATTTGATTCATCACATAATGTTAGCAACACATCAGAGGAAACTATTGATGGTGTCATAAGATACATAGAAATAATTAGTGGGAAGCCAGTGACCATCACTCGCTACCCAACCCTCTCATCTAACGCAAATGAGACTGTGTACAACGAGCTTAATCAACGATCATCAGTAAAATTTTATGGAGAAGTTAAATGAACTTTATGAAATTCATACTAGAGTTTTTAATATTTTTTATCTTTCTATTATCATGCTTAGTGTTTGTTCCATTAATGATTGGAGGGTAACACATGACTGCTTTAAAATGTGTGCCTAATTACAAGCGTGTCTGGTTTAACAAATCACCAATAGGCTTTCATGTTTATGCTGAAGGGCAACAACATCCAGATGGATACATCAAAGAAGTAGGCGGCTATCGTTCTGGAAAATTTATTGTAATACACAATAATTTACCTAAAGAACTGAAGTCTAAACCTATGCCTTTATACCAAGCAAAAGATTTAATAACCAAACTGATAAGGAGGTTACTACCATGAGAGATCAACACACTGAAAGCATTGTAAATGCTATTGAACTTTCCGCAATCATTATTGTGGGGTGTCTTGGCTGCATACTAATCATCTCATTAATATTTTAGGGAGATAACTATGGGAAACTTTTCATTCCTACGTGCCGATGATGATGAAAGTATTTCCTCATCAGGTGATGAGGTAGTAACGATTCATAATCCAGATAAAGGAAAAAACTTAACTGGAATTTATGATGGGTACGGAAGAATAGATGGGCATGATGTGTATGTCATCTTATGGATGATGAACGCTGATACATTAAGTTACGAGCAACGATTCATAAGTCCAGATCTTTCCTCTTTTCTTTCTATATACAAACGCAACTTTCAAATTTTGCCATATGTGGACATTTGCAATTTCGCATATAAAAGACATGTGCAAGAAGCAAGAGCGATAGGACTTGCGATTGCTATGGGTTCTTACTATCAGGATAAAGATGGCAACAACTATCATTGCTCCATGCACTCAGATCCAAATAAACTAGGAGTCAAATCCACAGCCTTCAAGGGGAGCTACGATACTCCACAGAAAGCATCTGGTAAAACTCCGAACCAATTGATTGGAGATGGGGATTGGGTGAAGAAGAAGATCATTCCACATATACCTTTTCCATTGAAGATCACTCGCCCTGAGTGTGAACTGGGATACTTTCATCTTCCTGCTAGTGAAGATTGTCCCAACCAAGGTTTCTAAACAGCCATAGGAGGTAACACATGACTGATTTAAAAACACAAAGCGTAGTGCTTGTCATTGCTAACAACTCAAAGGAGGCAGAGAAGATAGCAAGGTTAAATGATTATTCATCAGGTAAAGTAACAAATGCAAAAAATGTTTTTGATCGTTTAGGCAGTAGCATACACGATGAAACACTCTTCAATTTAATTGGAGAGGAAGTGTTTGAGTGGGGGACAGGGCATCATGGAATAACCCTTACTCCAAAGGAACTAGAAGATCATGACATCTTATCTGATGGTGAGATAGCAATTGATTTTATTATTAGCAGAGCTGACCCTGATGTAGGGCTTATGGAAGATTACATAAGCCATGTAATGGTGAGTTTTGATATTTGGGAGGTAGAACTTATTTAACAACATAGGAGGAGAGAACTATGGCTAAAAAACTTATATACGATTTATCTAAACTTGATGACGATACAAGGTTGCAGATCATGCTTGGATCATGGGGAAAGGGTTTCTTCTTTGATTGGTTTACTCGATTTCCCACTCGGCTGGGTGGCATATCACAAGATGCAAAGACAGTTAAAGGTGAAGTAAAGGGATTTCTAACATTGATTGTCTATCTCTCGGCTGCAAAAGAATCTGGTGTGAACCTATGTCCATACCATGAACTCGCAAAATGTGCCGAAGATTGTTTGAAAGAAGCAGGGCGAGGGAAGTTTCCAACTGTTAAGATGTCTCGATTGCAACGCACTCTATTCATGCTTCAGTATCCTGAAGAGTTTAAGAAACTTCTTTACAAAGAGATACGAAGACTAGAACGTGCAGCCAAAAGGAAAAACCTTATACCTGCCGTCAGGATTAATGGCACATCAGATGTTTATTGGGAGAACAAGTTGCCAGAATTGTTTACTGATTTTCCACACATACAGTTTTATGATTACACAAAGGCACCCAACAGGAAAGTGCCTAAGAATTATCACTTAACATTTAGTTATTCTGGTGTACCTGAGTATCAGAAGGTTGTCAGGAAAGCACTGAAGAATAACCTCAACATGGCTGTTGTCTTCGACAGCATAAAGAACATACCCAAGATCTTTATGGGCAGACAGGTCGTCTCTGGAGATGAGAGCGATCTTCGTTTCAAAGATCCTGATAACTCCATAGTAGCATTGAAAGCCAAAGGCAGTGCCGTCAATAATACTGAAGGATTCGTTGTTCGACCTAATGGCACACTTAACTAAACACCTAACCAAAGGAGAAAGATATGGCGTTCGGAGATATACCACGTTATGTAGAGACTCAGCCTATGACTGAGAGAGATGTCCCCAGTCTGTGGACAAGTTCTAAAAAGCTTAAGATGGAAATGAGGATCACCCAGCTTGAGGATCTCATGATACATGAGGATGCGACAAAAACTACCTTGCAGATATGGGGATCTGGAGAAGAACTTCAAAAGAAAATCATGGCAATATACACTGCATTGAAAACATATGGTTCAGTCTTTTATCTGCCTGATTACTACAGAGATAATGATCCACACATTATCGTTATCAGAACACCTAAATACATGGAGGAAAATGGATATGTCTAAACTAGCAATAGAAAAAGCAGCCAAGAGGTTAGAAGAAGTTCTTGGAAAAGATTTTACTAAGGATTTAAAAAAATTAAATGAAATTTTTAGCAAGAAAAAACCAGAGGAAAAATCAGATGGCAAGTAGAACAATCAGAGAGATAGCAGAAGAAACTCTTAATATATTCATAGCTGACAATGTTAAATGCTTTGGTGCAAGACCATACTTGGAAGCAATGGCATACATAGAGACACCTAATGATAGTTTTGGGCTGGACTCTGGGCGAAGTATTGTTACTTACTTTCTGGTTAATGCCTCCACATGGAGGGGACCTGATGCCAGAAGGATTAAAGCTGAACTGAAAAAACTATTGGGGAAAGGACATGGCTAAATATCTTTTTAGAATAACCAAAACAACAGAAGCTTACATTGAAGAATCAGGTTTCACTGAGATCAAAGCAATGAGAAAAGCACAAGACCGATTTGATAAAATACTAGAGGAGGGAATAAGAGATAAAGATTATCCACACGTTGAAACTGAGATTGTCCAGGTTGATCGTGATACCTATGAACCAATTGATTAAGGAGAGAATCAAATGACGATGGATAAAGCGTGTCGTATCGTAGGATACAATGCACAACGGTATGCGATAAGAAACATGACCAAAGCATTAAAGATGTTTCGGTTTGGTAATACTGAGGAAGAAGAGGCTCGATTACAGGCTGGTCTTTTTGTCCTCAGAAGATGGAAGAAATACCAACAAGCCTGTTCTGATTACAGAGATAACAAATTTAGGAGAGCATAATGAAGCCACAAATATACGATCAGCATCACAGCAGTAAACTGATAGCACAACTTCCCACTAATCCAGATGAGGAGGACATAGAAGATTTTGAGTACACTATTAATCATCACATTGGAAACGCCATCGAGAAACATGGAAGAAATATGTGGGTTAAAGGCGTTGATTTAGGATGGGATAAAAGGGTAGGCGAGCAATGGATTAACCTTACCAACCCACAAGATATCTGGAAGAGGGTAATACCTGACACAAATTTCTTTTCCTTCTCGTTATACAAGACAGGGGAAAAGACATACAAGGCTGTCTGCTCACATCACGATGTGCCGACAGGAGAGAAGTATTATTATAAATTTATCAAAGGAGAGAAAGAATGAAGACAGTACCAAAGTATGAACTCAAAGGAGACAAGGTTGAAGCTTATGAGAAAAAAGACATAGAGAACTTGGCTCATGCTTTTAAAGAAGCATACGGTGTGTGGGTGCAGGAATGGGAACGTCAGGGAGCTAAAGATGAAGGCTCTTGCGTACTCGGGAACGGATTAATCGTTTGGTGGTCTGCACCCAGAAAACGCACTGCGAAACCGTTAATGGTAGTACGACCGCCTCCGACACAAGGGTGCTTGTCGCAGGAAAATTCTATGGATGCAGCCATCACATACCTTCGTGATCGTTACGATATCAATGTTGAATATACGCCTGGACGTATGGATTAGAAAGGAGTACACTATGTCAGGACCACATACAGATAAAGCAGAACAAGACTACGAAAACAGAGAGGAGGAAAGTAACGTGGAAGATATAAATAATCATATTCAAAATGAAACAATTATTATTCATCAAAAGCTAGAGGTAGAGACAAAGAATATGACCTTTAGTTTGATCTATCAAAAGAATGATGGAACGACAGCAGTAAAGCCTTTCCAGGTATACACTTATAAAGATTTGTTTTTAAATATAACAAAATTTATTAACGACAACTGCTTATATCACGACAACATACTTGGGATTGTAGAAAAGTATGTACCAATACTTGCCAACATATCAGAACAAACAGATTATATGGAGGACTAAAATGCCAAATCACACAACAAACGAAGTAGAAATATCAGGGGATGAGGAAATTATAGCTGAAGTTATTAAGCTTATGACAAAGAAGCATGAAGGTTCTGAAATTGAGGATGTTACCTTCAGTAAAATAATTCCCTCACCTGATTGGGACACAACACCCAACGAGAATGGTGAATTGCCAACTGAAGTAGAGGAAATTAAAAATAAGGAAGGCGATGTTGTCATGTCTGTTAAGAGATTCCCTTGTGGGAAAACAGATGACAGATGGTATAACTGGAACATAAAAAACTGGGGTACCAAATGGGATGCCTATAACACAGATATTTATGAGGACGAGACATCTGTTCACATGAGCTTCCAAACTGCATGGGCGCCACCAGTAGAGGTTGCACAGGAGCTAAGAAAAAGGTTCAAGTCTGTTGAGATAAAATGGATGTTCAACCAAGAAGAAGATCCTCGTTATCAATGGCAGGATCTGATGAATGAAATCTAATCACATTGCTCTTGAAATATTCAAGGAGTTCGTCTCTTTCTGTGACACACGTAAGTCACTTGAAGATTGGTGGAGAGCAAACCGAACAACACTAAAAACAATGGAGACTACCGACCTTGCAACGTACAAGGAGATCATCGGTGTATTTAAACAGAGATCTGACGAGATCAAAAAGGAGAGAGAGAATGGCTGATACAAAATTGGAAAATAAATGGGTAAAAAGAATTGCTCCTATTTTACTTGGAGCCAAAGTAGTTCACCTACAATACCAAGAGAAGGAGGAGTATTGGGACAGCAAACCATTAGAGATTCACTTTAGTAATGGCGTTGTATTATTCGCCATGAGGGATGATGAAGGCAACGATGGTGGAGCGTATGGCCTTGGGTATACTGATAAAGTTACACCAAAAACTATTAAAGCAATCAGAGACTTAGCAGGCGGCACTATTCCCGTCATGAGATAAAGGAGAGAGACTATGGGTTACACAAACTATTGGACACAACATAAAGATATTTCAAAGCATAACTGGATTACAATACAGAGAGAAGTCGAGTACCTAAGAGAGTACATTGGTGATGGTTGCATCGAAGTATTTAAAAACGGATCAGACTTTATTTCTTTAAATGGCAGAGGTGATAATGCACATGAGCATTTTGTTATCCAAAGAACAAAATCAAAGGATGGTTTTAATTTTTGTAAGACAAACAGAAAGCCTTATGACCTTGCAGTATGGCATATGCTCACGTACATGAGCCATCTCCTTGGTAAAGACTTTGAGATTAGCAGAGACAGATAGGAGAATATTATGTCAGGATTACTACCTCTATCATATACACTTGTTAGAACTTTAATTGGTGATGATGGGTATTATAAAATAGACAGAGATGATGGTGGACCTCCTCTTGGTTCATATAAAAAAAGGAAAAGCCTAAAAGGTTTAAATCTTTTGCTTGATTTAGAAATAGCAACGATAAGGATATACAATTCTAAAAAGAAATATTTAGGCTTTATCTATTGGAACAATTGGAATGAGGGTGATGAAAGAGTAAGTGATTACAGCACCTATTTTGATGAACATTGGGGGAAGTTCGGAGCAACAGCAACGTGTGACTTCGAATCAATTGGAGACTTGTGCCGTGACTGGCATGAGAAATGGAGAGAACTTTAACAAAGGAGGAACTATGAGTTTTAAAATATACTTTAGCCCTAAAGAAATCTCTATGGCAGAGCAGGCCGGGGCGTTTAGATCACAGCTTGCCCGTGCTTCGGGAGTTAAGAACCAACGCATTGATCCAATTCGATCTGATGAAGAGATTGATATTGCTGGTATCAAAGCAGAGATGGCAGTTGCTAAACTGTATCAGCTTGACCACGACCCCTATCATTTTGGGATAGACTCAGGTGTGGACTTGTGGTCAGGTGAAACATCTATTGATGTCAAGTCAACCTTCCATCCCAACGGACACCTTGTTTTTAAATCACTTGATGCATTTAAAGCTGACATTGCAATGCTTTGCATTGTTCAAGACAACGTGGTGAAGGTTACTGGTGGGTGTGAGAGGCATTGGTTTATGGAGAATCATGTAAGCCGAACCTTTTCTAAGAACAAGAAGGTTTCATTCCCTTCTTTAACACAAGGAGATCTCGAGCCTGTTAATCAGATTTGGAATATTCTTACTCATGCAAGATTATATTAGGAGGTAAAATGTGGATAATACCAAAGAATCTATACGGCACCTGTCCCTCTGTGCAGGATACGGAGGGATCGACCTTGGACTCAGACGAGTTCTGCCAGAGTGCCGAACAGTCGCTTATGTGGAGATCGAAGCCTTCGCTATCCAAAACTTGGTTGACAAGATTGAAGCGGAACAACTGGATCCAGCACCTGTATACACGGACGTTAAGTCCTTCCCATTCAAAGAGTTTCGTGGATGCGTGGACATATTATCAGGAGGATTCCCTTGCCAACCTTTCAGTCAGGCAGGTTCTCAAAGATCGACTGAAGACCCTCGGCATATCTTCCCCTACATCCTCGAAGGAATCAGAGAGTGCCGACCCTCAGTTGTCTTTCTTGAAAATGTCGAAGGAATCATCTCAAGCAAAACAAAAGACGGAGAATCCGTTCTCCAATATGTCCTCAGAAGCTTGGAAGAAGTGGGTTACTCAGCAACGGCAGGAGTATTCTCAGCGTCAGAAATTGGCGCACCACACCAGAGAAAGCGAGTCTTTATCCTGGGCTACTCCACAAGTGATGGATCATATCAACGTAGTGAGGAAGCCAGAAGAAAGATCGGAAGCAGCCAACAAGGGAGGATGCAAGAATCTGAGGGAGGAAGTAATCAACTGGCCGACAGCACGGACATCAGATGCGGAGGGAGGTCCAATCGAAACGGAGCTATCGGATCAGGGATTCAGATCGAAGAGACACAAGTCGGATCAATGGTTCGGAGCAAAACTACGGGATGCAGTGGAAACCCTGGAGAGCTGGCCGACTCCCACAGTAGCGGAGGCAGACAAGATAGGTGGCAGAGCGAACTTCGGACAGAAGGGATTGAACAATCATCCTGCAATCAGGGGGGAGCCAGAGAGAGACAAGCTCCAGAAGGACAGGAAGGGCAGCACAAAGCAGTGGGCAACGCCAACGTCCAGAGATTGGAAGGGGAGCTACAAGCCAGAAAGCCTAATCAGAAAGGACGGGAGGAGCCGACTGGATGCACTGCCTCAGATGGCAGAGTACGATCCCACCAGTGGCCGTCAAGACCAAACGAACCCCAATACGAATGGGAAGAACCCCGTGTCTTTGAGGCTCAACCCGAACTGGGTGGAGCAACTCATGGGTCTGCCAGTGGGGTGGACTCAAATCAAAACCGAACAGACAGACTAAGATTACTTGGCAATGGTGTTGTACCAGGTGTTGCTGAGAAGGCGTTTATGGTACTGTTATCCAGATTAATTAATTAGGAGAGAATATATGGAAGATAAACCAGAGACTCAAAATTTAGTTGAGGTATACCTTATGAGTATGGCTCAAGAAGTAGATATTCTTAACAGAATGACTAAGGACAATCCACAAGCACAAATTGTCTTATCTAAGATGATAAAGGATGTGCGTAAGCTAGAGGATCTTTTGTCATGATAGAGTTTGATGATAGGGATATGGCAATAAAGACATTAGATTTAGCGGGAGAGTTAAGTCAATCTGTTGTTGAATTTATAGAAGGACAACCAATAGATTTACCAATTCAACATCACGAAACAGTAAAATTATTTAGTTGTTTGGTATGTTCAGCACTTTATCACAAAGTAATTATGAAGGAGGCGTTTAATGACATAGAACCAAAGGAAGCAAAAGAAGTTATACACGGTATGCTAGATCAGTTTCTAAATGATCCTGACATAGAGCTATCTAAACACATGAAGCATTAGGAGATTATTATGAGAGTAGAAAAAATTGAAACCTTTAACAAACAAAACCTAGAACAATTAAGAAAAGCTATTAACAACAGCCTTGGATTAATTGGCAGAACTTTTGGTATTGAGATTACATTAGGCAGTGTTTCGTATCAAAAATATAATTTTACTGGAAAGCTTATAGCTAACCTTGAGTCAAAAGACGGAGAGCTTTTTACTAAACAGGCAATAGATTACAAAGCCTTTCATGAGGACTATGGATTAGAAAAAGAATGGCTAGGTCAATCGTTTGACTCTAAAGGAAAGACGTACACTGTTGTTGGGCTTAACACAAAAGCATCTAAGTATCCTGTGATCTGTGAACACGCAGGTCAAGAATACTGTGTTCCAGCCCCTTCAGTTAGATCTGGATTTAAAGGAGCTTCTAATGGAACTGCATCACTTTAACCTAGCTTTATCATTCTTAATTACTATATCACCAGCCATATGGTTTTGGTGCATAACAAGAAAAGACCCTAAGACCTTTCCAACTGCTATGGTTTTGGCTTGGGTCTGTAATGTAGCAATAATATTTTTTGTAGTGTTAGGATAATCTTGCTTGTTTAATTAACAAGGATGCTTTTGCGGCATCCTTGTTATAAATCTTCTCAGCAAGATCCAAAGGATTTATTCCTAATCTTTTCCAAAATGTTTTCTCTCCAATGTGATGCTGTTCACTATGGTGAATCCTACATAAAGGAAGAACCTTATCGTCACCAGGCTTTATACCAATACCATTAAAGCCTATGCGAATGTGAGCAGGATCACAGGGGGATTGAAGACAAACCACGCAAGGAAGTTTCCTTCTGACTACTGCCAACCATTTCTTATCTCTAAGCAATATTATACCCTATAATATCATACACTTCGTTCAACACAGTATCTCTGTCTATTCCCGGCCATAAGCCCTCATCTGATATTATAAAGTCTATTGCCTTATCAATAAAGGAATTAAATTCTTCCTGTTTAGTTGAGCTAAATGATATTGATTTAGGGACCTCAATAATCTCACCCTTGTATTGCACAACATCCACATGACCAATCTTTAATTTAATATAGTGAGAAAGGTGGTCTTTGTTTTTAAAATAATCCTGATTATCAAGGACTAAAGTAATCAAAGCCCAGTACATTCTGTGTTGTTTTTGACTACGCTTACTTTCCTTTTCAATCACAATAGGAGAACCCACTCCCCACCTTTCTAAAGCCTCCTCAGATTCTTTATCATAGGCTTTTACAAAAAGACCTGGGTATTCTTCTTGGGTGTCTATCAAACCTCTATATTTGTTAGCCATTGTCTCTCCTATCTTCTAGTAAAATCAGCAGGCTCAAAGGAACTATACGTTCCGCTTGCTTTATTGTAAGAAAGAAGAGCCATGCCCATCTTTCCTACCCATTTGAATCGACACTTCCATACATGGATCTCTGCTGTGCCGTCCGTTTTCTCTGGATCTCTGTGAACTGACAAGCCTACATCAGCCTTGGCAAACCATGCAGCACTACCGCTAATATCATATCCTTTAGGCACAGGAAACAAACCACCTTCCCTCATCATTTTAGCAGGATGAGCAACAAACCATACATGAATATCGTTAGCCTTTGCAAACTGCCTGACCTTTGTCAGCATATCTGAGATCGCATCAGTCTCTGTCGTTTCTTTCTTGAGTTGTATAAAGTTATAAGGATCTATCACAAGACCCCTGATTCCCTTACGCATGATAGCGATCTTAGTCCTCTCAAGGATTGACTCTATGGTTGCTGGCTCGCCATCGTTCTGATCTATAAACGTAAAGTAATCACCCACCCACTTCTTTGTGTTCTGCATATTGTTCATGTCTAATCTCTCTGTGGGTCCCTCAAAGAAAGGTGTCCGAGACTTCTTTTCAATCAACTTAATTATGTGAGTCGGTGGATCATTCTCAAAAGAACACACTGCAAACTTCCACTTAAGTCTTTCAGCCAGGTTAACCATCATTGCATCAACAAACTCAGACTTACCAGATGAGGGATGCCCAGTAACAATACTCAACTGCCCTGTGCATATGGTGTAAAGAGGATCAAGTATAGAAAAACCAGTGCTTTCGCCCTGTGCCGTGCCATTAAGATAAAGATGGTCTACTCGGTCAGAGTAATGATCAACATCATACAGACCATTTATAGGCCACCCTTTTGCGGTACTAACTACCTCTTTGAGTTTGTCCTTACCGTGCTTGATAAGAACCTCGTTACTGTCCTTACAGTCTGATGGATATTTAATTTGAAAGCACTTGATCTTACTGATACGTCTTGCAAGTTCTTCAGCAAGAGCAACCCCTTGTGCATCATTATCTGTAGCAATAATAATTTTCTCAGCTCTTTCCAAAACATCCTTGGCATGCCAGATAAAAGAAAACTTCTTGTCCTCTTTAGGATCTATCTTGTTATCAGACACCTTTAAAGGAGCGCCCCCTGGTACAGAAATAACATTCTTATATCCAGATTCATAGATACTCAGAGCATCTATCTCACCCTCTGTGATACAGATTTCTTTTGCATCTTCCTCTATGTTCTGTATACCAAAGAAGGACTTAGCACCACCGTCTCCGTCCTGCACAAAAGCTTTCTGCTCAGTGCATTTATACTTAACTGCATAAGGTTTATCCTTATCTCCATTAAAGTAGGGAAACCCTACTGCCGGGAGTTCTTTCTCAAGCTTTGAAAAGAACTTATTAGTTTCAAAAACTCCATAGTGATGTAGTGTTTCCATAGAAATCCCACGATCTATAAGGTGCTGCAAAGCCCCATTATTTACAGTCTGTATATTCAACGGTTTAATTTCCCTTTTAATAAAAGTTATTTTGTCACTGTTAGGTATAAGCCCTGATACACCACAGTGATGACACTTATAAACAAACCTGTCCGTATACTTGGTGACAGACATTGTTCTTTCTTTTTTCTTTTTGCGGGTGTGACTACACTCAGGACATATGATCCTAGCGGTTTCATTGTCTGTTTCTGAAGCCCTTTTTAAAATTATTTCATTGACTTCATTAGACATTGGGGTAATATCCCAATTGAGACAGGTATGAATTTTCTCTCCTCATATTTTTCTCCTTTGTTCTAGTGGTAAGGCTGTCCTCGTGGCAGCCTTATTCTTTTATAACCTCTACTAATATTTCAGATCGTGGATTTAATACATCAAGACCCCAAAAGATGTGCTTCTCTTTGACTTGTCTATCATTCTTGTAGATGTGATCTTGCATCGCATCGAGAACAACAGACTCATCTAAATCAGGTCGCCTTGATTTATAAAAAATAGTCATAGTTACTTTTAAATCCCCCTCCAACAACTCATCAAGTGACGGCACTTGAGAGTGAAAGTCTTTAAGATAAGCCCTTGCTTTATCTGACTTAATAAAAGCTGGACGTTTCCCAAAGGTCACAAGTTTACGTGAGTTTGCTTTTGATGCAGGCTCACCATAGATTGTAAAATTAACAGAATCTTTACCCATTGACAATACCTATTAATAAATGTTAATAAATGCTCATAGGAGAGTATATCATGAAAATAACAAATCACCATAACATAAACAAAGTTTTTGAGGAACTTATAAAGTCAGACGATTATGACATGGGGGATGTTGATATCAGTGTTACGGGTTTGATTGACAGTCCTAAGATTAGGATGCTTAGAGGTGTCCACGAAAACGATCTGGTAGCAGAGCTAAATAGTAAGATACCAGCAATGCTTGGTACGATTATTCACGAGAGGCTTTCTTCTGTGCCGACTCCGTACCCTTCTGTCCCGGAAGCTAGATTGATTTTAGAGGTCGATGGGTGGAAGATATCAGGTCAGCCTGACCTTGTATCCCTAATCAACGATAAGGTGATTCTGAGCGATTATAAGTACACTGGAGAGTATTCTGTGAGGGTTGGTAAGATAGAGTGGGAACGTCAACTGAACGTGTATGCATACCTCATTAAACATGGTGTCAGAATAGACACAGGAGATCCACTTCTCCTTGATGAGAAGCCAATAGAAAAGATAAACAAACTAGTTGTTACTGCCATACTCAGAGATTGGAAACAGCGAATGGCTATGAGAGATCCAGATTACCCACAAGCCTGGGTAGTCGATATGCCTTTTCGTTTATGGTCTGATGTGGAACAAAGAGAATATATTGAAGAAAGAATTTTCCTTCATAAAGAAGCCCAGGAACTTTATGAAGAGGCAAAGATTTTACCTTCCTGTACTGACGAGGAGAGATGGATACAAGGTCATACTTATGCAGTTATGAAGGCAGGTAAAAAGAGGGCTGAGAAACTCTTCTCAGACCGATACGAAGCGGAGCAATACTGCTCCAAAGTAAAAGGGGGATATGTCGAAGACAGGATTCCCGAATACACCCGCTGTCAGAACTACTGTAATGTCAGCGACTTTTGTCAACAATGGTTAAGGAGAACTATATAACATGGAGAAAATGAACGACTTGATTGCAGCTTTAATAAAAGCTCAGTCTGAAATACAACACGCATCAAAGGACGGTAACAATCCGTACTTTAAAAGCGGATACGCAACACTTGAACAAGTTATATCAACCGTAAAGCCACCATTGAATAACAATGGTATTTACTTCCAGCAGCAATCACACGATTGTGAAGAAGGTGTCTGTATTGAAACTGTATTCTATGGACATAATGCAATGTTAAAAACTGGTAAGGTAACTATCCCTACAGATCGAACACCTCAAGGTCGAGGGTCAGGGCTAACATATGCTAAACGCTATTCCTTGAGTTTAGCCTGCGGTATTGGGCATCAGAAAGATGATGATGCAAATTTAGCACAGGATAATATTGCCAATGAAGAAGAGCGGAAGGCTTTACTTGAGCGGCACTTATCTAAATTCGATGATGAGAATATTGATTTTGATAACCTCGATGACTTCAACAACTACATTACCACACACAAGAGAAGTGGAGAGAGGATCAAAGGCCTTGATGTCAATGCATACAACGACATGAAATCAAGGATTGCAGCGAAACAGGCACAGCTGAAAGATAAAAAGCCTGAAGAAGATCAACAACCAAAAGAGGAAAACTAATATGAGTAATTACGACAACACTAACTCTGGAGTTTTATGGAAAAACAACAGGAAAGATAAGCCTAAGTCTCCTGATCACAGGGGTACAATAGAACTTGGTGCAGATATCATGGCTGATTTATCTGAAAAGTTTAAATCAAATGAAAAGATGATAGTTAATGTTGCATCATGGACTAAACAGAAAAAAGATGGAGAAGATTTTTATAGTCTAGCTTTATCTAAGTATACTCCAAGAGATGAGTCTAAGACACAACCTAAGTCAAACGGTGAGTCATCACTTCAAGACGATAACATACCATTTTAGGAGGCTATAATGGCTGGTGCAAACAGAATCCATAAAATTGGTGGAGAAACAAGAACCTTCTCTATCCAAATAGAAACAGAGATGCTTGAAAAGCTCCGTCAACTTGGAGGCAAAGAAGGCCATAGTCTAGGATATATGCTTAGAAAAGCTGCAGGTGATATTATAGAAGGTAAAACTTACGATAATATGATCAGTGTTTTTACTGAGGAAATTAAGAAGTCTCCCCTGATTACAGGGGAGAAGCTTCCTGATGGACAGAAATACTCTGAGTATGTAGCTGACCGTATTGTTCAGTCAGTTGATAAGAGACTTAATAAATAAAGGAATTTAAAATGCCAATTACAGAAATAGTTTTAGAAAAAGAAAGATTTATTAACGAAAAAGCACGTAATAAAGCTATGAGAGAATATAGAAAAAATTATATGGCTTTTGACGTACCTAAACATTTAACTTTGGATTATTGCAAGCATATATGTATGGAGTTTTCTAATTGGACATGGAAACTGGGTTACGAATATCCTTTGTGGTATAATGGTCAAGGCACAAGAATAGGGGAAGAGAATAAGAAAGGTCCAAGATATAACTTTGTTCATGAGGATAGCGTAGATTTTGTAGTATTTCTTGGTCCTAAAAGATATCCCGATATAGTAAAAGGGCGACCTGTTTCTAAACCATTAGCACAAATTGTATTTATGCACTATTACCCTCGTGAAAAGCAAGACAATTTAAAAAATCACACTTATGATGAGCTTTTACAATATGCTAGAGTTTCACTAAGCATAGAATTTAAAACAGTAGAAGAAATGATAGCACATATGGAAGGTTTTCTTGCGTCTATGTCAACCATGAACGAGTGTTTTACAAGCCATCCAATAATATTGCAAAAACTTGAAGATAAATATAACACTGACACTAAAAATATTACTCGCATATACTAAGTTTATATAGGCTGACAGACAGACAAATCATTAGGTGTTGTTTGTTTGTCAGCGTCTACTTACAGAAGATAGCCTATAAATAAACCAACTAGCCCACCTCCTGCTATAAGCATACAGGATGCATATCTAAAGTTAGACCAAACAAAGTTAAGATTGTTATGCTTTTCACGCAGGAAAACCTCTACGTCATCTAATGCTTTCATTGCTTTCTCATCAAGGTCAGTCTTGTCAAGAACATATTCCTCAAGAACACTCTTATCATCTCTTGCAATGTGATTAATCAACTCAGCAGGTTGTCTTTTCTTTCTTGCCATAATTAACTCCTATTTTTTAAAAAATTTAGCGGCACCACGAAACCCAAAACTAGCGGCAACAATCACACCAAGTGTATAACGATACCACTCAGGTGCAGTTTGCAAAGCAGTAAAGCCAGATTCAACAATAGCCCTACCCCAATCACCACAGAAAGCAAGAATCAAAGGAACAGAAAATAAAAGAACCAGCCATTCATCTTTCCAAGAATCTTTTGAGGCTTCTGCCATTGTCTGATCCCAGTCTATTTCACCAGTTGCCATCTTGGTTTTACGTTTTTCAACGGCAACCTTTAGCTCACCTTTAGCTTTGGTTTCTTCGACCTTGTTATTCATCCAGGCTGTGGCAACACCGCCAACAGCGCTTATTATTCCACTAAATATCATGACCAAGACTCCCTTTTTCCTCCGTCATACACACGAGCATGACCTTCTTCGACTAATAATTCACACACATTTGTATCACCAACATAAGGTGTGCCGATAATCCGACCAAACTTTCCCTTCTTATCTAGGGTTGTTTGTACTACGAAATCTCTCATAAGGATTGCGGATAACCTTGCCTTCGCTAAGAGTCCAAGCTTCTTCTCTGCCATATCTCTTGTGCGACTCTCAGGTGCGTTAATACCCTCAAGTCTTATGCGTTGCTTCTTGAGACATACACCGAAGCCTAAATCAATATCAACATCAATGGTATCTCCATCGACAATCTTAACGAGCTTGCAGTTATAAACATATGGTTTCATTATTGAGGCACCCTTCCAGAAACAGAACGTACAAACTCTTGAACACTTGCAACAACGTGAAGTCTGTTGCCTGTTGCCGCAGTTGCTTTAAGGATCTCGCTTGGCTGTAGAACCAAGTCTCTGCTTAATAAATCTACTGTGCCATTGGCACTTACAGCAGATACTTTATATAAACTAAATACATCTGATCCGTTTGTAAGGGTCAGGGTTATGGTATCAGCATTACCTGAGTCCTCTGATACTATGATAGATGTAACAACAGAAAAATCTACAGTGTCTGGTGCCGTGTAGAGAACGGTAACACCTGTTCCTGTCAAGTCTAACTTGGCGTTTGTTGCTCGTTGTATATACTGTGGATAACTATCTATATGCATCAACCAAACCTATGCTTCTGTGATTTAGGTGGGGATTTCTTACTGCCACCTTTACCTGACCAAAATACTTTATTTGCCCAGAACGCTGCGCTTGTCTTACCCTTCTTAATATTCTTTCCGTGCCGCGCCTTAAAGGACTTACGTGCTTCAGGACTGTAGTTATGTCCCATGCCCTGCGCTCCAAACCGAATGATCTTAATCTTGCCATCTGGTTTACGCACAGCAACAACTGCTTTCTTTGTCTTATGCCCTGGTGTTCGTTTAGGTTTATTTAATCCTGTCAGGCCAACTCTTTTTAACTTATTCTTTTCTGATTCTGATAAGCTCATTTCCTGTACCGCCTTGTCTTTTTTGCAATCTTCTTAGGTTGTTTAGAAACCTGCTTTCCTTTTTTAGTATCTTTCTTTTTCTTTCTACTCGTTGCAGCATACTCTTCTTTGCTCAAAGCCTTGATAGCTTTCTCAGGAAGATAACGCTCACCAGTAGCCTTCTTACCTTGCGTAGAAGGTTTACCAGATTTAGTACGCCACTTCTGTTTAGTCCACTTCTTAAGACTTTTTTGACTTTTTTTGAGTGCCACTCTTCTTTCCTTTAACTTTTTTCTGAACAACCTTTGACAACTCATCTAAATGAAAGAGTCTTTTGCTGCTTTTTGTATGCGTTTTACCAGAATGTAACTGACCATTAGGCATTTTATGCATACCACCTTTATGTTCTTTACCATCTTTAAAATAATGAGGAACTCCTTTAGCCACGATATCCACCTCCTGCTTTCTTGTATTGTTGTGCTAACATTTGAGCTTTACGTGCAGACCATTGACCGGGTTTGCCGCCCTTTGACCCTGCTTTTATCTTGTTAAATAATCGTTTACGCATCGCAGGCTTCGTATAGTTTCCTGCCTCGTTTACACGACTCTTTGCCTTCTTCTTAGTTGCTTTCTTTTTAACTGCCATATCTACCTCTTAGAACTAAAGCCAAAATAAGACGCCACAAGAGCAGAAAGACTGCCATACATCATCATCATTATTGCTTCAGCAGATTCAAATCTCAAAGGATCATAACACACTGCCAATGTACTGACTATCATGCAGCTTAACGCACCCCAAGCCATGTACCGCCTGTTGTTTTGATACGTCTTTTTATCAGGAATATTCTCATTCATTCGGGGTTCTTCCATCCCTGTATGCTTCGTTTATGTGAGGGGTTGAAGGATCATCAGGAATAAATCTTCCTTTAGTATCTCTTGCTCTTTCGCCAGAAGGCTCACCAAAAAAGAAATTTTTAACACTTTGAAACCAACTCATTTACTGCCTCTCTTTCCTTTAAAAAATGCAATGTTTTTTAATTGACTTTCTATTTCATTCTGTTGTTCTTCTAACTTTACATACTGATTCTTTATATCTTCTTCCTGCGCCTCTATTAAGCCTTTTACAAGATCATGTGGTTTTGTCATTATCCTAATGCATTAACATACGCTTCAAGACTATCAGCTATACGCCCTGCGGAACCTGCATAAACGCCACCTGCATCGGCTCTTTCACGCTGTCTTATTGCTTCCTTTTCTACTTCACCTAAAGGTTGATTAATATAAGATCGTGTCAAGGCGTTCTCAAATTCCATAAACCGTGGACTGTTAACAAAATCCTGCTCTGTTTTTCCAGATGCAGTATATGCATTAAGCTCGGCAGTGTATTGTTTCGTTAACGCTTGATTGTCCATACCAAATACCCCAAGATCTTGGGTGCCATCTGCTGGATAAGACTCTGGCTGTGCTGTCTCTGTCTCTGGCGCTCCACCTGCTTCTGGATCATCTTCTGGAGGAGGAGTGCTTTGAGGTGTGTCTGTTTCAGTGCTTACGTTTGGGTTAGGGCCTCTAAGTTGACTTATATCAAATCCTGCTGGGAAGTTCATTTCTTGAGAAATACCTAGTTCTTGAGCAGTTGCAGAATCTACCCTGTACGTATATGACCCATCAGGGTTTTGTGTAAGACCTGCTATACCTCCATGATTACCTGGGCCGCCTGCTTCTTCTGCTATCTCACTTGGAGATCTTCCTACATCCTGATTTACAACCACACCTTCTTGAGTTGTTTGTCCACCAACCTGACCGCCTTCAGGTGCGGCAACTCCTGTATATCGGTAAGCACCTGGAGTTGTGCTGTATAGCCCACCAGGTAGTACATAGTCTCTTGAATAGTAGCTCGGCACAAATCCAAACATACTGCTTCCATATCGTGAAGGAACAGAACCATACCCAGACATTAAGCTTGGCAATCCAAAGCTCGGTGTAGGAGCGTAGGTTCCAAATCCCATTTGTGGAAATGATTGCCTTCGACCCATAGAAGAAGGTCCCCCCATATAAGTCTCTTGCCTTCTTGGAGTCATTTGTAAACGATTTAATCGCCTTTGTATTGCATCAGCTATACGTTGTGACGAAGGAGCGTATATACCGCCCTCTCTTGCTCTTGCCATCTGGGTATCTAAGTCAGATCTTAATCTATCTTCGTCAGATAAAGTACCAATCTGATCAAGTAATTGGTTTTGATATCCTTTAAAAACATCTCCCTCAACAAACTCTTCTTCGGTACCGCCCATACCTCTAAACGCATTAAAAGTATTTGTGTAATCTCGTGTGGTACGGTCTAGGTCAGCACCTGTTGTTCCCGGCTCTCTATACGAAAATGAGTACGGATTAAATGGTTGAACAGGTGGTCCACCAAAGCCACCGTATCCACCGTATCCACCGTATCCACCAAACCCACCAAACCCTGGTGTGCTAAATGCTCCGGGACCTCCCGTTAATCCACCTATTCCATAGCCTCCTCCATATGAACCCTGAGATACATTCATATTTGTAGGAGAGCCAAAGAATCCTCCTGTTTGATAAGGTTGCCCAAACGATTGTCCACCACCACCCATAATCTTTATCCTATATAATCTTCGCCAGATTCCATCATCTCAGCTAAACGTCCTGCCCTGTTGCCCACCTGCTCTGCCCAACGGCTATCAAGCATTTGACTTGCGGCTTCAGGCCAGTCCTTTAGTTCAACTGCACTTAGCATCTTAGCAAATTGCTTCAACTTTGGCATCCCTAAATTAAATACCATATCAATTAAAACCCTTTTACGGATCTCATCTAACTCTGGATACCACTCAAAATTACTAATTAACTCTTCCTCGCATATTGCGATATCGTTATCTAAGATATACTCTATTTCGTCATTAGAAAGCCCACGATCCCGCAGATTTCTGCCAACTCCAATAGTCTCTATACCCTCTGTATCAAGATAAACCTTCTTTTCAACCCCTTCATGGAGCTTTATTTGTTCTTTTAATCTGTCTAAAAATCCACTCATTGCCTTCTCTCTGATTCTTTTATTATTTTTCTTATGTGTCTTAAGTCTGCTTGGAACCCAATAATATTTTGTTGCAGCATATCAATATCTTCTTTTTTCATTCTTGCTATATCTTTTTCAGTTACATTAGGGTTTGCTCTTTTATAAACTCTCGTAGGTAAATCTCTTATGTGCTTTATTTCGTCTCTAATTATTTTTAGACTTTTTTGTAGAGATTTTAACTCTGCTTGAGCATTAAAATAAGGCTGTCCCTCTCTTTGAATAGCTGATTGTTTTGGATCATACCTCTCTTCATAGAGATTTAAAGCTCGATTGAACGATTTTAAAATATCGTTTGTTGCATAAAAGTCTTCTTGCGTTCCAGCTCCCCTATTTTTTTGAAAAAATCTTTCTATAACAGGGTAATCAGACCAATGTTTCTCTGGCTTTACAACGTCTCTAGGAATAACAACATCAACAACATTAACAGCATATTCTCCTAATTTTCCAAACATTTTATTAATTAAATTTTGCCATTCAGGTCCTGTTAATCCTGCTTTACCTGCCAAAGCGTTAGCTAAGTTACTATCAGAAGACCTTGTTACTGCTTCAGGTGTAGTTCGTGCAATCTCTAATTCATTGTCGTTAAGAATAGGCCTTCCACTTAAGAGGTTATAGTTAAAAGCGTTTTCTAAAAAAGGAGCAACAAAGGGTGGAACCCCAGGGAATAAAGTTCCATACAAATTGTTTTTCAAAGACCTTGTTGCTTCATTACTTGGATCGCCTAATATTTGTCCTAATATTCTTTCTGGTATTGTTGAGAATATAAGACTAACTTCAAATCCTTTTGGTATTGTTATTGGAGGAGTGCCTTCTGGCAGGTTTAAATACTTTGCTAAAACAATATAATTCTGATCTTTTACATGATCTTGAAGATCTTCATACTCTTCATCTCCTGCTTGAAGCAAGTACAGTGCTGAAGACAATGCAATTAAAAAACCTGCCCGAATAAAAAACCTTTTTCTAAGCTCGGCTCTACTAACTTGACCTCCTGTAGCAGCTGCACCACGACCTATAAATCCTCTTGCCACAACATCTAGACCTTGAATACGAGCGTTTAAAAAAGGTATAAGAGGAGCAACAAACTTAACATACTTACCCCTTTTTCTGAAGTTAATAACCTCTTGGGCCTCCCAAATAGCCTGTGCTTCATTGCCTGTTCTTTCTAAAACATTGTTATAGACAGCAATTCTTGTTGCAAGATCAGATATCTCAACTAATCTTTCAGCAGCATTCCAAAACTTCCTAAGAGGTTGTGTGGTTACTTCATAAAGACCTTTTGGGTATCTTCTTTTTCTTAACTTTTCTAATTCTTTTGTAGCCATAGGACCTGCTGCATCTGCAAAGTCTGGTCCACCACGAATCCCTGCTCTTAACAAAGCTAACTTTGCAGGACTGCTTGTAAAAGCATCAATACCACCCTTTATAGAACTCCACACAGGAGTTTCAATACGACCAGTTGTAAACGATGCTGAAATAGAATCCCTTAGAAAGTTTGCTATCATAAAACCGGGTTCTTTTGTAATAAATGCACGTAAAAGATTTGCTGGCATAGTTGAATACTGACCTGCGGTTGTTTGGAAAAAATCCATTCCCGGTTCATTCATTGACATAAGAGCGTCAAACACCTCTGGGTCATCTAATCTAAAGTGTGCTTGCTTTCCTCTTATAAAAATAGTTACATTAGATCCTTCTTTTGTTGGTGTCTCACGAGCCATATCTAATCTTATTTGATCTCTCACAACTCTTTGTGCCGCAACATTCTTAGTTCCGTTAGATATAGCTTTTTGTACATATTTTACATAATTATACATTATATTATCAACAGGTTGTCGAACTGCTTCAATTTCAACATTAGCTCCCGTTGATAAGTTTTCCCTATTAATTACACTTTCAGCCTCTCGTAGTGTTTTGGCATAAAAAGCACCGCCTTTCTTTTTATTAGGCAAATACTTACCGTTTATTTTAATTCGGAATAGTGTTCTCTTTCCCTTTAATGTTTCAAAAGCTTTGGCTGTTCTTATTTTTTTACCTTCTTCAACCGTTACCCCTAATGTTTCAACAGGATCTTCTACCTCTTGTTGCTCATAATTTTCTGTTAAATCTAAATTACTGCTTGATTTATCAATGCCTTCTTCCGAATAAATAGGAATATAGTTATCATACTGCATTACCTCATCATATTTTTCTTGGGTAATTTGACCAGTGTCCAAACGATATTTTAGTATTATCTTATTGAACTCATCCATTTTTTTCTGAGCTTCAACAAAGTAAGGAAACTTTTGTTCCATTTCTGCTATGACTGCATTTGCTTCTTCTTCTGTCATTATTTGGGTACTGTCTGGGTTTAACGCCAGTATTGATTTAACTCTCTTTGCTGTATGATAAATATGATATTCTCGTGTTGTATTATTCTCAAACACTTCACTTAAATTATCAGCAATTCCCTCAACAACAACTTGCTCTTCCCCTATAACATTTCCATCTATATCTTTAATCTGCCTCGTAACCGTAACAGGTTCTGTCATGCTAACGCCATTCTTATAAACAGGAGGACCAGACACTTGATCTTGTTTTGAGGTAGAACTTCCCATAGCGGCACCAGCAAGTGCCGTTGAATTTCGAAGCATTATCATAGCTACGTAAGCATTGAGATCAGCAGCAGCATAAGTAGCGTTCTTTTTATCTTCACTGCTAAGTTTAATGACATTAACATCATCAACCATGCCTTCTCTAACTTTTTCTGCAAAGCGAACAGGCCATCTTGTTAAAGTGCGTAAACCATCGAACCAATTAGTTGCTACAAGATCCTCACTAGTAGGACCCATAACTCTACTCTGGATATCCTTAACTTCATTAGAAACATTTTCCCTTGCAATTTGCCTTAAGCCTCTTACTTTTTCTTTTGCTGCTTCTGAAATTTTTAGGGAGTTTTCTGGTTTTGCATAATTTAATTTTTCTATAGCCTTTATAGCAGCTTGTCTAGCTTCTGAGCTAATATTAGCGGCTTTAATTTCTTCAATTCTTTGATTAGAAATTAGTTTTTCTTTTAGCTTTTCTCCCGTTAAATTATCTGGATTCGGATCAACAGCAATTTCCTCTGGGATTGTTGCTGGCTCTTTTACCTTACTAAATATTTGCTCTACATTATTAAATCCAGATTTCTTAAGAGATCTTTTTATTGCTTTAAAAAATGCAATTAATCTTTGAAATATATTTGCTGTTGTTTCGCTTACTGCTGGGGTATTGCCCTCCCCTCTTCTATGTTTAATATAATTTTTAAACATATCTGCAATTGCTTCAGATTCTATTCTGTTAACATTAACACTGTTATCTGCATTACGATAACCAGAGATATTCATGTAATCTCCTTTTGCCTGATCGTAATAAGTTCTGTTTACTCTTGGATCAATCCTAATCTTTCTTGCTTCTTTTTTAAGGGTAGCAATATCTTCTCTTGTTAAAGGACCTTTTCCTTCTTGTGCAAGAACTTCAATAATATGAAACGCTTCTTCATCTATTGCATTATAAAGACTTGCCTCTATATCCTTTTGCTCTTGTGCCTCAAGACCTTGTGCCGCAATATTAATAATTAACTTTCCATTAGTATCAAAGTCTATAATTGCTCCTGTAGGAGCGCTGTCTATTGTTTCTAAAAAATCAATCACTACGCTCTCTGGGTCTAAGCTTGTCATTTGAATAAAGCGATTCTTTAAATCAATGGCAAATTGACTTCTTAACTCTTTCAAAAAAACTTCAGTTGAATTAAGCCTTTTTGCAGCTTCTTCTTTCCTTTCTTTTCTTACTCGTGACGCTGTTTTTCTTTCTTGTTCTTCAGCAATATTTATTTGATCTTCAACACTTTTGCCACCAAACTTTATTTGAGATTCTGGACTTAGTTCTTTTTCTAAACCTTCACTAAGCCTTGTATCAGTATCAACTTCTACACCAACATCTTGAGGTGTTATTGTTCGTGGTGTTAAAATTGTGTTTCTATTGTTGGCAGATGTAATAATACTACGATTAACTAGCTCTTGGTAAATAGCACTGGCTTTTTGTTTACTTACACCTAAGTCTTTTTGTATTCTTCTTTGACTAAGTGTTGGGCTACCTTTAACCGTTTCTTTTACAATATTGTATGAAAGTTGTTTTGCTGCGTTATATTCTTGAGGTGTGACAAAACTATCTGTTGATTTTAATGCCTCCTCCTCTGCTTGTATTTCTTGAGGGGTAAACTCACTCGCTTTCTTTGGTTGTTGTTTTATAGCTTCTTTTTTGTTTCCTTGTTTTTCTAATTCGGCACGTTTCTTTTTAACCTCTGCTTTGTTTTTTTGCATAAGAGAAAATAAAGCGCTTCTTTTGTAAAAATTATCATTTCTATTTTGAATAGATGTATTTTTATTTTGATTTATATAATCTGCAACATTTTGTGCTTTGTATTTATCAGAAAACTTATAACCTTTAATGTCATAATTAACTCCCCCTGATTGATTTTCTAGAATATAAGATTGCTCTGGCACAACTTTTATGTCTAGCTCTTCTTTCTTTTTACTTTTAGTTTTTACATCAGTTTTTTCTTTATCTTTTATATCAACCTTTGCTTCTTCTTTTATTTTTCTAGCTTTTAGTTCTGATTTATATTGGTTAGCTTCCTGTTCAGAGTTAAAAAAAGATGGCTCCATTGCCCCATTTACTACGACTCTAAATAAACCTGCTTGCTTAACTACTATTGAGTCATTTTCATTAATATTATCAATGTTATTGTTTATAATATTTTGACCAACATCTTCTGTTTGACCAACAACATTATTCTGTAAATCAAAATAATCCACCGTTTCTTCGGTATCTAAGTTTCCGTCCTCATTTACATTATGTGTTCTAGTGTTAGCAGTCTTTCTTATATAAGATGTACGATTAGGAACTGTTCCCTTTGGAGATTCGTAGGTTGACGTTGAGCTTCCTTGATCCGTACTATCAAGAACATTTGAGTCTAACAACTTCTTTTTGTTTTTAGCATTAATCATAAAGCCAGCTGTTGATTCAACAGCGCCTGGGACAATCTCACCAAACGCCTCTAGAACAACATCACCAGGGCTTTCCATTTGACCTTTTGATACAAGTTGTGCCGCCAACTCACCAGATCCCCCTGCTACTGCTTGCACCCCTATCTCAGCGGCCGCTCCTCCAGCATAACCTCTGGCATTTAAACTTGCTAACTCAGTCGATGACCGTGCTTTAGTTGCACGAGACAACGCTCTTGATTCTATTGCTACGTCATCATATCCCGGCCTTAACCCTAATTCTACTGACTCCGAAACTGAATCCTTAAAAGCTTTTTCGTATGCCTGATCTGCAGCTTCATCAGCTGCATTTCTAACTGTTGATCCTGCTGCGGCTCTTGCTGTTGGGAGGAATAGCTTACCAGCAACACCCGCTGATACAGCGTCAAAAGCCGCTACTGATAGCCCTCTTGCATTTGCAAACTTCCTAGCCTTTCTCATTTTTTGTTCATCGCCAAAAAACTCTAAAACCTCATCAGGCTCAGAAAGATTAACGCCTTCATCGTTCATAGCATCCTTAAGAGAGGCTGCCCATTCCACGCCATAAGATCCTGTTCCAGCCCCTGCCGCCATAGACAAACCCCTAGTTACTACTGGTTTTAGCACAGCACCCAATATTCCTACTGGAGCAGCATAGGCACCTGCTATCATTCCTGCTATAGAGGGGATAGAAGAAACTAAACTCTGGACAGCAACATCAACAACTGCCAAAGGATTTTGAAGAGCCTCTAAAGCAGCATCTCCCAAACTTTCTTGTCTTTGAATTTCGTCTAAGCCAGCTGAAACATAATCAGGTCTTGGGTATCGTTTTTTATCCTCTGCATCAATTGCTAATTGATTCGCAGTTGTTTCATCATCAACAATTCCTAAACGATTTCCTGTTACGTAAGCCGCAGATGTAAGATCATTCCATCCTCTTGCAGTTGCATTAGCAAGTCCTCCCAAAAAACCAACTTCCTCTGGTGGGACTTCCCCTCCTGCAAACTCAGACTGCACTGTTGCCTGACCTGTTGTATCTATAGTTTGTTCTGTGTCTTCTGTTCTTACTAAACCTTGATTATACTGTAAAATTAACGATGGCATAATACTTTGGATTTGGGCATTTTGAATACTAGGGTCTAATTCAAAAAAACCTTCAGGCACTTCTACCTGATAAATTTCATTATCTGGTCCAGCAATACGTGCAACTGGCATTACGAACCACGCCCTACTATTCTAAAATTATTTGTTGGCATAACATTTAGATTTCCCGCTTTAATGGCGTAAGAATCATATACTGCATTTATAAATGCAGTTTTATTAAAGGTTTCTTTCTTACCTTCTCCTGCAAAAAACTTATTTATATTTAAATTTGGGTATTTATTTATAATAAAGTTTTTTATTGTCGAAACATTTTTTACATTAACAATCCCGTCAAGACTGTCCTCAATGTCTATAAGAATCTTCATTGTATCAGCTTGTGACTTAACGCTATCACCCAATCTATCCGCTAACGCTTTTTGTATGTCAGATTTATATTTCAAATCCATTTGCTTCAGACTATTTGCTAATGTTCCTCGGTAATAGTTATCAAGGCTATTTGCCCTGAAGACAGCTAAATCATGCGCCCTATCAGCCTCACGGCTCTTAAGAAGAGATGTTAATGCAGCTTTTGTTCCTTCTACAACACTTCTTGTTCCTAAGTAGGCAGCAGCCATAGTTAACAGTTCTTTGCTAGTTAACGTATCAATAAATTTTTTAGGATCTTCTGCATTTTTTGCTTGGTTAATAATATCTCTGGCATTGCCTTCAGATTTTATAGCCACTTCTTCGTTCTTATTTCCAAACTCAGGATCAGGTTTTTCTGTTAAGACCTCTTCTATTGGAGGACTGTCTGGTTGATCTGAAAAGTCTGTTCGTATGTTATCCCCTTTTCTTGCGTCAAGTTGGACTTTTGGAGGACTGTCTGGTTGATCTGAAAAGTCTGTTTGTATTTTTTCTTTTGGTTTTGTATCACCTACAATATTAGCAATATCATCATAAGTGGCACTTGGTCCTTTTCTTAAAAGCACTACAGAAATTTCTTTCAGTTGTTCTTTGTTTGCGGCATTAACCACATCCACCATTTTGTCTCTTTCTGCTTTTCTTTTTGCAGTTTGTCTTGGAGTAGATTGATACCACCTATCGGTAATGAAATCTTCTGCTTGTCTCCTAAGATCTTTTACGTTAGTTTTTTCGCTTTCCGTAAAAATATTTTCAGTGGCTTTTTCAAAGGGAGTTAAAATTTCGTTAGGATCTGCCCCAGCTTCTCTCAGCTCAGACTCCCTAAGATTATTATAAGCTTTTACAAGTTGTTCTGTATCATCTCCCGTAAGCAGACCATATTGTCCTTCTCCAAATTCTTCTTTAAAAGTTTGAGGCTTAACCTGAGGACCAGGTTCTCCTTTTAAGCTCTGGGCATTAGCCTTAGTGACTAACGGAAGATCAAATAAACTACTTGATGAGTCTGAACTACTTGATGCGTCTATAACACCCTGATTCCTTAATTCTGCTTCTGAGACATCTGTCCCTTTCACATCTAACTCTGCTCTAATGTTCTTTATAAGATTAAGCCTATCTTGATCTTCTCTTTCTTGCTGTCTTTCTTTTTGCTTTCTATCGTCTGTAACTTCAGATATAGCTTTTCCTGCTTGCTCTATAAGATCGCTTCTTGATAGATCAGGAGTAGGAACATTTGATTCTGGAGGACGGCCTACTAAAAAGCTATTAACAATGTTAGAGGCATCTTTTTCAGTAAGAGTTCGTGCTTTATTAATCTCATTAACACTTACATCCTGTTGGCTTTCTATATTAGCTATTACAGGAATTACTTTATTTCTTACTTCAGAATCTGTTAAATCAATTTCGTCATCAATATCAACACCTAAATTATTAGCAATTGCTTCGGCATATTTAGTTGTTGGAATAAAACCTTCTTCTTCAGGATTATCTGAAGCTGGAGTAAATCTTTCTACAAGACCACGAGCTGTTTTTATATTTCTTTTACTTCCATAATTACCTAAAAGTTTATCTAAAGCCCTTACTCCAAAAAGAGAGTCTAAAAACATTTCATAACCTGATAAATTATTTGGATCAGAAATTTTTCCTATCCAATCATTTGCGTCACTTGTTCTTATATTACCAGGGTTATTGTTTCTTTGACCAAGAGTTAAATCTCCACCAAACTGCATCCTTTTTACAGGCTGATAAAACTGCATTAACCCTTGGTTCATTCGTGCTTGTGGAGACATGGACATAAGTCCACCGTTCATACCTCTCATTACATCTTGTGCAGCATTGCCCCTTGCTTCGGCAAGAATATTTCCCACAGTTGGCATTTCTCCTCCTCTTTTCTCAGGAGGAAAGCCTGGGTCAGGCTGGTTTTCAGAAACCATTATTTCATTAACAGCCTGATTAACATCTTGAGCTACCGTAGATTCCACAGGATTGACTTTAGGAGCTTCTTTAGATTTTATAAAATCCATATCTTTCAGCATAGCAATGAGCTTTGGGCTAAGTTTAAAACCCATTCTCTTCAAAAGACCTTGTGCTTGATTAAGACTATTAGTGTTATCATTTATAGTCTCTGCAATAGACATTATTCCTGACGCATTAGGGTTAATCATTTTATTTACCTCAATAATCCATATGAACCTAAACCAAGAGCCAATAAGGAAGATATTGGACTTGGTGGTGGTGTATACTGTGTAACCTCAGATGAGGCTGTTATTGGAATGCCTCTGAGAATTGAAGACAAGAACTGTAGGTTCTGTCTTGGATAATCTCTTTGGTTAATAAAGTCTTCATAGGCTCGCTCTAGACCCTGTTGCTGTCTCATCCTTACAGATTCACCAACGCTTGCAAGACCTCTTGCTCTTTCGGCTCCATAAGTCTGTAACGCTGGATCAAGCCCCGCCGCAGCTCCTGCCGCTCGTTGTGCCATATCAGCCTCAGATTCAAGGGCGGCAATACGCCTGGCTTGTTGATCGGCAGCTCTTGCCATAGCCTCTGAGTATAAACCTCTCGATAAGTTTGTCCTAAACGTGCGGTCAGCTTCTGCACGAGACATTGCATCTTGAAACCCTGACGCTAGTCCTGTTGCTTCAATGTCACTTAACTCTCTATCAACACCCTCTCTTGCAAGCCTGTCTGCTACCGCCTGACGAGATCCACCAAACGCACCTGCTGCAACAGCCTCTGCATCACGACCCGCCTGACCACGATTAAATCTATCTAAAACTCTTTGTTGTTGAACATCAATAACGTCTGTCATGTATGGATTCATAAAGGATCGGTATTGATTTCTAGGATCATAGAAGTTTGCAATCCCTCCTGTAAATGGATCTGTGTACCGCCCTCTTGTCATAGCAGGGTCAAACATCTCAGCAACTCCTGCACGGAAAGGAGATGACCCTTGTGCTTGTCTGAGATACGTCTCATACGCTGTATCAAAACCGGGAGCAGGTGCCGAAGCCATATCTCTTGTTAACTGCTCAGAGGCTAATATATCTGCACCAGGCCCTGCAAGTCTTGCACCCTGATAGGGGATATAATCTTCAAGAGATTGAGATTCAGTCCTGTCTAATAATCTTTCGAAATAAGGTCTTGCATACTCAGGAAGGTTACTCTGTGTAACCGTTGAGGTTGACTGCATTGGTCTAGAACCACCGCCACTGCCCATTTTATAACTCCTTGGCCATAACGAAAGCTTCTACCTTGCCACCGTTATTGTTTAATATCTTCTGCCAGCCCTTGCGTCCTGTAATAGAAATCTTTTTGCATCCTGTTTTTTTTGCAAAATCTTCCATTGCTGGTCGCATATCAACTAGCCTTTCTAATTTTCCACCCCCAAGAAACACATTTAACACTCTGTACTTGGGATACTCTACAAACTCAGTAACCAAACATCCGTCTGGTGCAGGCCATAAAATGTAACGCCCGTTTAAGATACCTTCTTTTATGTCAAAAAATTCATGAGTATCTAATAATTTTAAAGCTCCTTCTATCCATTCACGGCACCGTTCTATCTCGTCCATTATACCGTGGCTTTAACCTGGTCTACAAACCTGTCAAAAGCCATTGCACCCATTTCTGGATCTCCATTTCCAACTGCTCTGACAACAGGCTCTGGTACTATGTATTCATTTTCTGCAAGAAGATATGATTGCTTGCCTTCAAGAGACGCTGGGATTGTGTCTACAGGACCGCCCATTTCCATTGCAACTGGCTTATCTTCTTTTGTTAATGTTCCTTCTATCTCATCTTCTTCTTGTGCCATTTCCATAACTTCGCAGATAATCTGATGTAAACGATCCATTCCAAAACGCTCAACAAACATCTCTAAAGCTTGTGCTGGATTATCGCTTTCGCACATAATAGCATTGACACCTGCATTAAATACCATGGCATCCTGTTCCATCTCTGGCTCTGATCTCATATTAGGATCTGTAGTCATTTCTTGAGTTACAGTTGTTTCTTCCTCTAAAACAATATCACCGCCTTCTTGCATCCTTCTAGGCTTTTTCTTTTCAAGAAGCATTAACTGCTCTGGACTCATGCCAAAAAACTTTTGTGGATTACCAACGCCAAATAAAGCACCTGCTATACCTGGTAGGCTTCCTCCTTCTTCACGTATTTTGTCTTTATCAAAAGAACGCATTAACCCACCTGCTTCAGCAAACATAGGTCTGCCACCGTATTTCATTTCTCTTTGTGCCGTTGTTTGTGGGAAGAAGTTTCTTGCTTCTTCTCCCGGAACTTCTTTTGCAGGATCTTCAAAGAACCTAAACTCTCCCTGTGATCCTGCTGCAAAATCAGCAGGCATACGCCTTAATCTTCTTGTTGGTGGATCTGCTTCTGGAATGTAGTTGTATCCACTATCTTCTTCATAATCACCATAAGTTGGGCCATAAAGCTCTGGAGAGACAGTAGCTGAAGCAGCCCCTACTGGGAGTGCAACCCCTGCAAGATTTCCAAAGTCTTTAAATGTACTTACATCACGTAAATCTAATTTTGTAGGATCTACAAAACCACCAATGGTTTCAAATACACTTGTTGGAGCTGTTGAAGCTGAACTAAGCGCTGGATTAAGCCCAGCCGCTGCTTGATCGGCAATAAAAGAATCAAGCCCCGTTACACCTCCTGAAATAGCTGTTGGGGCTTGTGACGCTGCAGTTGAAGCAAAACCTGTACCTGCCCCTAAGGTATCAACATAGTTAATTGCTTCTGTAAGTTCTGGCGTTAAAGCTCCCCCTAACCCCGAACTTGTTCCTCCTGCTCCTCCTGCGGCTGATTCTGCTCCTGCCAAAGCACCACCTAGTCCTGCCAAAGCAAAAGACCCTAATCCTGTCATAATCCCATCTTTTAAACTTCCTGTTGCAACAGTTTGTCCTACCCCTGCGCCTAAACCTGTTAAAGCGGCTGTTCCTAAAAGACTTGTAACTCCTAAACCACCTGCGGCACCTGCTCCAAGTAAACCTCCAAGCATTGGAAGTAAGAAGGCGAATGCTTCTGGCTGTCCCGTTTCTGGATTGATGGTCATCTGATTGCCACTCATGGCGTTCATGATTCCTACCTCGGCAGGGTTCATATGAACGAGCATAGAGTCACCATAGCGACCCTTGTTGGCTAAGTTACTGGCTTGTGGTGCATATTCAAACATAATAAACCTACAATTCTATTCGTTTTATATTAACAAATCTATTGACTGATAACAACAAAAGCATTAACGCCTCCCATCTGGTCTGATTTCGACACGGGGCGTTCCTAGCCTCCATTGCGTTTTTGTTGCTGTGCTTGACACTCGCAGAGCAAAAGACCTTCCCCGAAGGCGTACATTATATTCAGGGGTAAACTGCTCTACAACTGTCGAAGACTCAGCGGCTGTCTGTGTTATTGTGCCGTCCTCACTCTGCAAGTACGCTCCACCAGGGTAGTTCCTTGATTTTAAAGTAAAGACTGCATTAGGATCTGAGCTTGACGATCCAGAAAATGTTATATCTGGAATAACATGAGAGACAGAAACAAACCTCTCTCCCTCCCCAATGCTCATTTGAGAAGATTCTATATACGATGATATACCAGAACTTGGAGTTGTTGATCCATCATCAAGGCCTATCTCGTGATAATACAAGAAGTTGTCTGTTCCTGCGGCAACAGGATAATTAGATATTCCCCTGTCTACCCATGCGGTACGTGTTAAGGTTCCTATTGTCCATACATTCTGTACATAATTAAAAGTTACATAACGGTCTATTTCTTCACTATCAGAAGAACAATAAAACCATATAATCTCATCATATGAACTATTGAGTGCCGCAAAGAATTTCTGGGTTTGCCCTAAATTAAAGTCATTAAACACATAGGACTTAACGCTACAAGGAAGCTTCTGAACCTGACCTGTGTAAACATAAAAGTCTCTTTGACCCATCCAATAGACAGCATCGTCTGCTGCTTTGACAACATTTGGACCCATGATTGTTATGTTCTCAGATACCTGTGTTACACCGAAAGTATAAGGAGGTCCGAGAAACTGCATAGCATGAAGGCTGACATCTGTGAAAACAAGTATGCCTCGTTTAGTTTCAACAGCACTAATAATCTCAGAGCCTGACCCTAACCTAATAGACCCAGCAGTATTCGTGGAACTTGCTTGCCATGTTGTAAGAGACTCCTGGTCTCCAAACCGAATAAGTAAAGGATCTTGAGTTCCAATTGCATTTTCTGGGTCACACCCAAAAACAACAACGTGCCTGTCTACATCACTAACCAATACGGCTTTAGCAACTGTCGGAGTTTTTGCGTCTGCTCCTGCAAGAGATGTTAACGCTACTGCACGAGAAAAAGGACTACCTGATGATGTTGATTTATCCCAATAATAAATACCACCATCTCTTGGATTAATTATTAAGTCTTCTCCAAAGTTATCATGACTCCATAATCTTAATGTGGCTCCTGATGCTAATAAACTAGAGCTTGAACCCCACGTACCACGCCCCCACGTACCTGCACCCCAACCTGTTCCTGAGACAGAACTGTCTAATCCTGTATTTATTTGGTATTTACCAACAGTAGAACCACCACCGTTACCTGTATCACTCGAATTAGCAGTTGCAGTCGCTGTAAATTTGTAACTGTTAGCGTTGACTATTTCTGTAATCTCGTACTCTTGATTGAGTACATCTGCGGTTATATTCCCACCTAAAGTAGCAGCGTCAGAAAATGTAACAAAATCACCCTGCACTGCACCATGATTTGTGTCTGAAGCCGTAATTACTGCGGATCCATTTGTTGCTGAAAATGTAACATCACCCGCACCAGTTGTAGATCTTAATGGCGTAATGTCATTAAAAGAACCACCTTCATCAACATAGTATTTTAAATTTGTCCCAACTCCTAAGAAGTGTGTGCCATCTAAGGCTACAAACTCATGTAACCCTCGTGCTGTTCCAAGGTATGTATTTGAACTAATTTTTTCCCAACCCCCTATTTTTTCAGGAACACCTGCACGAAACCTGATTTTATCACAGTCATACCACCCACCTTCATTAGAGTAAGATGTTGTTTCTTTATTTATACCTGGTCTGAATTGTAATTTAGTCAATGACATAATAAGCTACCTCGTTACTTTGGACAAAAACAAAACCAAAAATACCAATAATGAGAGCAACAGCACACGTAATTAAAAAAGCAAATCCAGCATCCCTCCACATTTGCCTACGTTTTTCTTCCCTTACATAGAGTTCTTTTAATCTGGCTCTTTCTTTGGCAATAAAAGATTGCAACATCTCCCAATCACCTTTTTTCCCATATAGCTGAAAGGTTTCTCTGAGCTGATCTCTCATTTCATCTTGCTGTCTTTTGTGCATGAACTCATCAATGGCACTGTTTTCTACACCAGAAAGCTTACTAAAGAATGATGATTTTTTGGCTTCAGCTTTGGCTTGCAAGGCTGCCTCACCTTTTGCGTACTTAGAAATGGCTGTTCCAAGTTGCGACAAATCCTTACCCACCTTGACAGCACTCATCAATGCCCCGTGAGCAGACTTAATCGCAGCTAATGCAACACCAATTTCAATCACTTATTTAAACCTTTACCCAACTTGTTGTGTCTTCATCCCACATATATGGATTTTCTCTTGAAGCATCACTCGGTGCATTTACAGGAGCTTCCCAACGACAAGTAGATTCATCTAAAACCCAAGAGTTGTAAGGTTTTGGAGGAATAAAAGCATTACGACCTGAATCATAAGTATAACCTTTTGAAGCAAAGTTTTTTCTTTGGGTAGCGTTATACGAAGTCTGTACCCACGTACCGCCAAACAATTTCTGACAATGTGCTATACCAATACTTTCTGTTTCCGTTCCATCTGCCATAGCTGTGTCTACGTTATCAACGACAACAACCCTTAACACAACATTATTTGAATCTATTTCTGCAAAATGTGCCACTTCAATCTCCTAAAAAGTCCACGATACATAACTGTATCTCGTTCCCTGCGTTACTGGTGTAACTCTGTGTGGGTACATAAAGTTACTCGGAAAGATCATTATAGAACCTTGAGGTAATTCTATTTTTTCTGTTTCCCACATTATAAAATCTCCACCTTCATAATCTTCATTTAAAGCTCCCACTATAGATAATACTGGGATTCCTCTTCTTTCACCGTCAAACACTGTATGTATATGGTCACAATGTTCTTTCATTGTTGTGCCGACTACATACTTGTTAAACCTTGCCTGAGTATATCCATTCCATCCATTAAACCAACTTTCAAAACTTTTAAAATCTTTAAGTATATATTGATCTATAGCATCCCATATTTTGTGACTTAACTTTAAAGAACATTTATCTTTTGCGTTAAAAGAAATTGCAAGATCATTGTCATAAGAAACATACTTATCTTTACTTGGTATATAAAACGAATGAGTTTCCCAATCATTATTTTGCAACTCTTTTATTACACCTTCGCAAAAATCCTTATCTAAAAAATTGTTATAAACCTTTACATAATCTTTTATGCTTTCATTTATCAAAGTTCTAATCCTGTTAGCTTGCTTGTATCTCCAAACATACCTTTAGGAAAGGTATTGCAGGATATACTAACTCTTTCTTCTGTTTCTGTTGGAGGGACCATATGCATTAAAGATGACGGAAACACCGCAAACTGATTACACTTCACATTAAAAAACCAACTTTCAGAATTATGTATATTAAAATCTTTTGGCTCTAATTTAATTTGATCGTACCCATCTTTAAAAAACATAATCTTATCTAGCTCATCATCAGCTTTAACATAAAAAACTCCAGACAAATAACTATTGCTATGACTGTGCCTATGATGGAACTCGCCTTTTTTTGTGAAGTTTACCCAACTTTGAGTAATATCAAGAGACACATCTTCTTTAACTCTTAATACATTTTCGGCATAATTATTAAAACAATTACTAATAAATGTTTTTAATTTACCTAAAGTTTTATTCTCTAACAAAGAATTATTAACACTTGTTGAGTTTCCCTGATTAGGTCTTTGCTTTTGTTTCATAATAAAATTCATTTCTTTTTTAGTCAGATCTCTGCCTAAATCAAAAAAACAAACTGTGCTAGGAAACAGTGTGTGAGCAATCATTAGTTTAAAGCCCTTCTAAACTTTTCATCTTCTTCTTCTATTTCTTTTACTTGTTCTGGCAACCATTGTGTATCTATCTTATCCTCAAAGTCTTTAGACAATTCCATAACTTTGTATACTTCCTCTATGGTTGGGCAAGGTCTTGGGTCTTCCCATCTGGTAAATACATTGTTTG